AAACCAATCCATTACTCCACGACCTGCAGCAGCAGAGTAACCAATGATATCACCAACAATACTAATACCAGCTGATTCGTAGATGTTACGTTGACGACGTTGTTCAGGTGAGTCAGTATCCTTGACGACAAGTGCATCAGGAACAGGCAACCAAGGTGCCGCTTCTTTCACAATCGTCGATACCGTCTCACCTTCTGATTGGTCGCTGATAGCGTTGATAGCGACATCACCAGCAACGTTAATACCAAGAGCAGAAAGACCACGAGCAACAGGACCACCCGCCATACCGGCAGTGCCAATACGTGATGCAGCACCAACACCAATACTGGGTACAAGAATAGAAGATACTTCCCTTACCTTTTGAAAGCCAGGGTTCTTGTACTTAGTCTTAGCATCCCAGGTATCATCAATCCACTCAGCACCCGGAATACGACCAATGGCATCCATACCAAAGTCAATAATACCCATACCAACGGATCCAAGTCCCTCAAGGGTACGTTGGGCATAGACACCAAGGTCTTCACCAAGGGTAGCGTTGGGATCACCGCTACCATAGAGAAAGCCACTACCTCGATTGAGTGGTTTCTGTGGTTGTTGACCACCACCCATCAGTTGCTGGGTGGCTTGTTGTTGAGGAGACTTAACAGGCTGTACATTACCAGCAGCTTTGTTCTCTGCTGGTGTAGCCTCCTTGTACATTGTTTGAGGAGCTGTCTTAGGACTATAAGCTGGAGCTGCCTGTTGCAAAGCTTGCTCTTCAGCAAGGGCTTCAGCTTCTAGACGCTTCAGTTCTTCTTCATCCACATAAGGTGTACTAGTCATAAGGTTTTACCATGTAAGAAACTGAAACGCCGTCCATCCGGCAGTTGAATAACCAATTTATCTCCGTGTTGTGTACGGGTTTTAGATACAATACGTGCTCCATTCTGCAGGAACACTTTAGATCCCTTAGCTGTACCGTAGTCAATACCGTGTGAACCACGGGCTACATGACCAGCAAAGGTATCGGTAACAGGAATGCGACTCAAAGGAACACGTCCAAATTGAGGATCCTCAACAACGACAAAGTTGTCAAGAGCTTTAGACGAGAACTCCCTAGCAAACTCATTCTGTGGTGTGTTGGGGTTGTCTTGTTGTTTAACATCTAGGTGTGGACCAGTAGAGGTAGGTCCAATGTTGTCTGTAATGTAAGCCAAGGTGGGACGCATAAATGCTTGGTTACGTGCAGGAGGTGCAGTAGTATATGGTTGGTCAACATTAACACCCATCTGTTGCATCACACGAATGATCTTACTAGGATAGGCAGCTTCACCACCAGCATAGCCACCAGCCGCAATAGCTTCAATAGCTTGACGTGGTGTCTTAGCACGTGACAGCCCAGGTGCATACCTAGGATCAGTCATGAGGTTCATAAAGTCCTTAGCAGACTCAAGAGGGGAAGCATAGTCCCTCCAATAGGAACCGTTCTTTTGTGTGCCTTGACCAGGACGTGCTTTGATGTTGAAGACATTATTCTTACCTGAGGTGTACTTACCCCAGCCAGATTCCAATGCCCACATAGCAGCCATCACCTGAGGGAACTTAAACCCAGAGCTAGTACCAAGGGAGACAACATCAGCATAGCCATTGTTACCGGTACGTACAGTAGCAGGTGCATTACCACTACCAATGATTGTAGTGTTAAGACGATCCTGAGTAGTAGGTTGAGCGAAGATAGCACGCAGTACCGGATCAGCAAGCTGATTCAGTTGATCTCTAAAGCCAGGTTTGATTTGTTGGGTAAGACCTGCTGCCTTAAGCTGTGCATTAAGGATTTGAGTAGGACTCATACCAGGTACTGCCCTGGACAAATCAGTGTAGATCTGTGGAATAGAGATTGGTTTACCGCTAGCAATGCGGTTATCAATATCCTTAAGCAGAGCAGGGCTAGCCAGTACTTCAGTGTTAATTACATTGCTGTTGGCACGTACCTTCTTAACAACTTCAGAGGTTGTGATGACATTGATAGCAGCAGGAGCACCGGGATGCTTACCAGGTGTAAAGGCAGCATAGAAGGCTTGTGTTTGACCTGTCTTTGCTTGAGAAGAAGCAATAACAGCAAAGGCACCCTTTTTCGTTTCAATAGCTGTGAGGACATCTAGGCGTGCTTTATTGGCAGCAACACCAGGTTCCATCGTCTTAGCGTACTGTTTGAACTTCTGGTTATAGAGCTTGAGGGCATAATCAGAAGCACCACGCAAGCTATAGTGAGCAGCACGGTTAGTACTATCACCAATCAGGTTCTGCTTAAGTGCATCAGTAAGTTCACCTTTGATGGTCTCTTGTTTGATACCAGAGTCAGAACGTTGTTGATCTAGTTGCTGTGCTCGTGTACGCCATGTTTCACGTACTTCAACGCGAACACCAGGTTGATCTACATCATCAGCAGTAAGAGTACCCATCTCATACTGTTCACGGAAATACTTATTCCAGAAGTCGTCATTCTGTTGCTCAGTGGTGAAGGCAAGGTGAGCTTGGAGACGATCAGTGGCAATACCGTTAGCCTTCGCTTCTTTGATGATAGAAGTGAGATCCTCTTCACTGGGGTTGTTGTTCTTCACCCAATCAAGTAGTTGATCTTCCTTACGTTTGTTCTCACGACGCTCTTGTGCTTCAATGAGTTGGAACTCAGACTCCTGATCTTTCTGCCTAGCATTACGTAGATCGTCAACATCACGAGGGAAGCGATCATACCAACTACCCTGATCAGTCTGTGCTTCTTTGAGCATACGCTCAACATCAGCATCTGAGTAACGAGTAGTATCAGCTAGTTCCTTGAAGATACTAGCTTTAGCATCAGCGTTACCCACTGGTGTAACACCATCCTCTCTATAGCTACGTGAGGTGGTCCTAAATGCCTCAGTAAGGCTTTCCCCAGTCTTGGTGCGGGACATACCACTGAAGGCATCATCACGCATCATGGAGGACTTATTTACAACATCTGACTTCCTAGCAGCTTCAATGTATGAGTTGTAGGTTCCCCTCATTTTCATAAGGGCAGGTGCCATGAAGTCGGCACTTAAACCAAAAACTCCATTCTCTTTTAGGAAGTCACCAAAGATGCTCTGCATAGCTGCAGCACGATCAGCTGCAGTAGTAGCTCCCCTCTCATCCAATTTAGATTGAGCATAAGCTGGGAACTCAGCAGTGATGATCTCCATGTGAGCCTTAAGGCGACCGTAGTCACGTGCCTTATTGCCAGTAAGGAGACTGGTAACAACATTGGGATCCAATCCTCGTGACTGGAATCCCTCAGCGATTTGATCTTGTGCTTCACCACTCTGTTTAAGTAGTGTCTCAGCACCAGCTACTGCTTGTTGACGTTGGGGTGATAGACCGCCTGTAGCTACTTCCATGTAGCCAGACATCATATCAGACTCTTCCTTAGCCTTACGGTATTCAGTAAGACCTTCGGTAAGTGTTGTGCTGAATTTGGCTAGACTTTCAAACGTAGCAGCTACGTTCTTACCACGCTGTAGCTCACTTTGTATCAGTGTTTGAGCATTCTTACCAACAGCTTCCTGACGCTTCTCAGCAAGCTTCCTCTCCCACTGATAATTCTGATCACGATCTCGTGCTTCGATGCTGAGCTTACGTTCAAGTCCAGCACCATACTCGTCTCTTACCTGTTTAATTTCCCTACGGTTATCCTCCATACCACGTATGATACGGTTGTCGCGTTCTTGCATACGAGCAAGACCTTCCGTAGGCGCTTTAATAGGATCGAAACCTATACTCCGGGCGTACCCTCTGTAACTTACTTGATCCATTGTTCTAATTAACCATAGCTATTAGCTCTGATGCTATTTATATCAAATGAACCTACACCAGATTTACTTCCAGAGCCACCAATAGCTCCAGCAATACTACTTAGACCTTGAGTAGCTGCTCCCATCCAAGACCCAGCAGAAGATGCCATAGCACCTTTAATTGGTCTAGGACCGAAGTCAAACGCTTTAGGTTCACGTGGGGCAAGGTACTCAGCACGTGGTGTAGTAAGTGGCTTAGGTGGTTGCGGAAGACGATCAGGACGCAACATACGACTAGCTTCTGCAGCAAGATCTGCACCGAACTTATCGTTAGCAATCTTACGTAGAGCAGTAGCTGTATCAGCTTTAGCACTGAGTAGTGACTCAGCAAGGATTGCTTGGTTACGACCAAGAGCAGCAAACTCAGCTTGCTCCATCTTCTCTGCACTCCTACCTTGCTGACCTTTAACAGCAGCAACACCTTCAGATTGCAGTGCCTTGATAACGATATCTTGATTCTGGAAGGCCATTTCTTTCATGGTGTCCTCCAACTTACGGTACTCAGCTTCATTAGCGGCAGCTTGTGCCATCTGGTTGAAGGTAAGTTGTTGACCGTAGATCTTTTCAGACTTAGCATATTGCTTCATCTGAGAGGCATACTCAAAGTCTTGAATCTTTAAGTTGTATAGCCAGTCTTGTAGGTTGGTAGCATCTTTAAATGCACCAAGAGTTTCTTCGTTCTTTTCATTAAGGCGCCACTGTTTAGTACTGTGACGCCAATCAGCCATGGTGCTTCGCTTACCATAGCGCCAAGCTTGAGTGCTGTATTTATACTGGGCTTCAATAGCAGCATTCTGGGCATCAGCCTCAGCTTGCCCACCAATGCCACCCATGACGGCACTGCCAATACCAAGGATTGCACTAATTGGATCTATTGCCATAATCAGGTCCTCCGATAGAAGCCAGGTGCATATTGTCCCTCCCACTGCATAGACACAAGACTAACAGGGAACGGAGTATTTGAAGTAACTTTCATTGTATAGTTGTCTGGCCTTTGATAAATGGGAACTTTATAGACAAATGAATCCCTAAATGGTGCAGTGTTAGATATGTAGAAATCAGCGATTCTAGCTCCACCAATGCTTGACCATTCAGTTCTACTACGATCTTTAATGTTGAAAAACACTTCACCACCAAGACCTGTATAGAATGCCATACGGGATGTAGTAGTAACAGCAGTAAAGTCAACACCTGTTTGACCCATGTTATAGTAGTACCTAGGAAGGGTTACTTCCATGTTGTACTCATAACCAACATAGATGAAGTTAGTACTTACATTACCAGGGATGTTGAAGTATGTGCCACCACCATCAGTTAGGAGTGTAGCTACGTTGCTGTAGCCTGATTCATTACCAGGAGTAAGTCCTTTTAGTAGACCTACCACATACCTGATAGTCTTAGTGGTGTTGAAATAAGTAGGTAGATATACCTTCGTAACATCACTAACTTGGTTATAAGAAGGTGCGGTAGGTGGTGCAGGGGATACAACAGTAGCATCAGTAACCTCACACCATGAGTCAAGGTATGGGTCAACTGTATTGCCTAGGATGTTAATAAGGCCACCAGTGCTAGGTGCAAGTACTAGCTTATGTTGTGTTACGGTATAACCCTCGTTACCGCTAGTCAGTACATAAAGAACATCATTCTGGATAGCTGTATGGATGACATTAGATGGTAGAATCCACTTCACCCAAGCAGCCATAGGGCGCTCTTCTCCCTGCTCGTAGAACCTATACAGGTACATAGAAGTGGAAGTTCTACCAGAGGCCACCCACAGGCCGTTCTGGGCACTCCCTACGGAGTCTGTGATGTTTTGTGGCATCCACTCAGGAACAATCTTAGTGGTTTCAGTTACGCTAGGTGTCTCACGTTGTCCCCTAGTGAAGATCTCAAATGCTCTAGACCAACTCTGGTTCCTACTTACATACAAGACAGTAGAACCAAGATCGATTGGTTTGATGTAACGATCGCATTCATAGTTAGCGATGGTACTGATAGAACAGTTAGCAGGAGTCCAAGCACCATTCTCAGCTTCCATAAGGAACTGTTGACTATCACTGAACAGCAGTAGACCTTGAGTGATAGGTACAACTGAACGAACAGTAGCCGGTTTAATGCTAGCACAACTAAGATCAATGGGATCAGCAGCAGTGACAGTCGTAGCAGATTTGTGGTAGAAGTTATAGTAATCTCCAGCTTGAGACATGGAGACATTGTCTTCAGTCAGGAACCCAAGTCTATTGTTAAATAGGAAGATATCCTGGATGGTGTTATCTACAAAGGATGGGTGGCTGTTTGATTCAGTATCTCCAACCAACCGTGGTTCCCACAGCAAAGGAAGGTTGTTAATGGTCTCTGAGCCGTCCAGGAAGGTGGCTCTAAACGTCAATGGGCTAACACTAGTGCGTATCAATGCAACAGGCATTGTAGCCTCATTTAGGCCAGTACTGACGTTAGGTGCAACTGTCTCTTCCCAGTAACCCTTACCACTGTTACCATCATCAGCAATGAACTTCAGATAGAAGTCATCCTGACTTGCTGAAGTGTTGTTGATTTTGACTACTTGGTTATGTTTAGCTTGCTCAGGTAGTCGTGAAAATGTGTCTACTGAATCCTGAAATACACGGATACTCTTACCATCAATACCAGCATTGCCAGACACATCAGTATCGGAACTAAAGGTAAGGTAGATGGTGTTATCAATAATTGTCTTAGTAGCAAAGCCACTTGTGATGGCAGCAGATAGTCCAGCTGTAACAATAGCAATGGTAACAGTAGGTGCTGTTGCAGGTGCTATAGGAGGTGCTGGTGATGTATAGGTAAAAGTAGAACCACCAACCTTGACTGTATAGATAGCATCGTTCTCAACACCAGTAATGACAATAGTAGCTTGACGCTTAGCATTCCATGATGGAGCAGCCTTAGCAGTCACTACCTTCTCACTGTTAACGATATAGGTGAAGTCGTTAATAGTAAGAGTTTTGATGCTACGATAATCAGTAGCTGTGAGATAACTTTCAATAGATGCTTGCTTACCAGTAGGGTACGTAACAGTACCAGCTAAGCCAGTCAACAGGTTCCATACTTTAACGACACCAGCAGAGGTGACATTAGCAATGTACTTCTCTTGGTTATCCCTAAACATACTGAACCATGCTGTTTGGTCAGCAGTGTTAGCTGTTAGACTTGCTAGCCTACCAATGAACTTACCACCAGGACGCTTAAGCATACCAAGGGTAATATCAGGGTAGCAGTTGATAGCATCTTTAACTTGACCCAACAGCATCTTCTCATCAGCCTGTTGGGAAACACCACCAATGAAGTTAGGTATACGTTGAGATACTGAAGTCATCGTGCAAGAGCCTTGAATGGTTTATAGCTATTGTAGAATCCATCACCTTGTTTGAAGCCAAACATAGTGTAGTCCCCTTCGTTACATTCATACTCAAGACAGTTAGCCCTACGCCACGTCTCAAATGAAGCAAGAGCCTGGGTAAGGTTCACATCACCAACAAGACGAATAGCACAACGAGTAGCTGCTCGTGATGTGATGTAGTCCCTAAAGACCTGAGGGAGATCAGCGAAGTCGTAATACCAGACCACATCTACTTCATAGGTCTTGGTCGTATCCCATACATCAGTATGACCGATCCTATCATACAGTCTACCATTCCTAATAACAGTATCGTAGTTGCTATTAGCTAGTGTATCACTGAGATCAATTTGTAACATACTACCAGTCATCTCTAGATAACCGCTAGTATTAGGAGTAAGTGGATATTCAACCTCTCGGTTAAATGACCACCCCTCTGCCTGTACCTCCCGTGAGACTTGTTGTAGAGTCTCGTAAGTAATTGCAACTTCCGGGTTGATTACAGCTTCGACAGTAGTACCATCTTCATACGTGATGGTCTGTGCCTCGATGGTGGTAACAGGCGCCTGACCAATAGACGCCAGAATTTCATTAACAGCTTGTAGCTCAGCCTGAGCGTTATTGGTTATCGGCATAACAATGATGTTATAAAAGAATTAAAAAAAAGGGATCCCGAAGGACCCCCTTAGTAAACCTAATTAAGCAGCAGTACGGCTGGCATCAAGTGCCGGAACATCGGACTCAACACCAGAGTAAGAAGTACGCAGACATTGGGTCTCCGAGAACACGCCAGAGGCGGTAGCACCACCATGGGTACGGGAGACAGAGCGACGAACAGCATGGTTGTCAGAGACAGCCAGGTTGCCGTTATCAGCATAAGTAGAAGCATATGCACCAGTGATGGTACGGGTAGCAAAGTTTACATTGCCAGCCACACCATTACCACCAGCAGCAGTAGAAAGATTAGCCATTAGATAGTACCTTAGTTGGTATAAGAAACAGTGTCAACACGGAAGGTAGCAGCAGTAGTACCAGCAACCGACAGCACATCACCAACGCGATAGCCATCACCACCAGCAACAACAGTCTGTCCAGTGACAACACCATCAGTTACAGTAGTTGTAATAGTACAGCCACTACCGTTAATGTTACCACCAGACGTACGAGTTACACTGACAACAGTACCACCTTCACGGCCAGGCTCAATAGGGGGACGCATGTAGGCAGTTTCACTAGTAGTGACACCTACACCGTCAACAAGTGCGAATCCCATTAGCTATCTCCTTTATCAGGAGCGAGCCGACTGCAGCTCAATAGCAGCAGCGGGGTTCAGGGTACCGCAGCCCATAGCCAGACGACCCACGATCAAGTCACCTTGATACATCACAGACACATCACCAGAGGTGGTCTGCACAGAAGGAGCGATAGCTTCCACAACACCAGCAGCATCCTTGTAGTAGATCAGACCGCAGTGGGTGCTGAAGTTACCGGAGTAGTTGTTGTTCTCACCGTTAACCGAAGAGATGTTACCAGCCAGGAAGGGCAGGTTGTTGGAACGCTTGATGGAGATACCAGCGATCTCATAGAGACCCTCACCGCTGTTCAGGTTACCTTGGCTGTTGCCATAGTCACGGTTGAGGATGTTGCTATCCACTTGGCTCACCAGTGCATAGTACTGGCGGGGGCTGAGGACAGCAGTGCGACCTTGCTTGGGCAGGTTCTTCTCATCAAGAATAGAAGCAGCCTCGAAGAAGGCATCAACAAGGGCTTGAGCATCATACTCTTTGTTAGCACCAAGTTGGATCACAGAACCGCCGGGCTCAGGACCAGGAGCGGCAGTGATGGGGTGAGCTTCACGAGCAGCCTTAGCGATCTGACGGAAGATCTTCTTGTCATAAGCCTCAGCCAGAGCATAACCAATCTTCTTGGCGATCTCAGAACGCAGGCTGTAGTGAGCCAGGGTCTCATCCAGGTCGTACACAAATGCACTAGAGATGAGCAGGTCATCACAAACGATGGTCTTCTCGGCCACCGGGGGATCACCACTACCCAGGATCGGAGTACCGGGCTCGTGGTAAGCCGCTTCCATACGGCCAGTAAAGATGAACTGCATAGCCTTACCGTTACGCAGGGTACGGCTTTGCACGGTGCCCTTAGCGATAGTCGCGCCTTCATAGGCTTTGAACATCTCGCCAGAGAACAGTTTCAGATAAGTTGCGTACTTGGTATCATAAGCAGTACCAAGAGCAAGGGGAGTCGAACTAGTATTATTAATACTACCGACGGAAGTTACAAGAGTGTTAGCCACAATAGTTAAAGAGAGAGTTGTTTACGTGTAGTCTCTCTAAGCGCTTAGAATTTTTGTTGTCATTTTGTTGTCGTCTCTCCGACTGTCATGGCAAAGGGTGTCGGTCGTAACCGGCCTAAGCCAAAGAAAAGGAGGTCCTACTCTGAGGTGCCTCCAATCCAATAGGTAAAAAACTTAGACAACACGCAACCAGGGAAATGGCCTAACAACGCTACTATCTAAGTTAGAAAGAGAAGTGGACGCTGTGCTTGGTAATCCACCACTCAAGCCGGGATCTTCATACCAAAGTGAAATGCCTTGGGTGGTAGTAGCACTAACTGCTCCGTAGAAAAACGACATAAAAGCAGGAGTATATGAACCACCTCCCATTGTTAAAGCATGTGTTGAGGTGTAGGCTAAGTAATAAACACCTGGACTCATTTGGTATGATATTGAAATTGTCTTTGATCCGGTTGTAGCAGAGCTAACTGTCCCAAAATCTTGTAGCTTTGTTGTTGGCAAGCCAGAGGAACCAGCTTGATATATACCAAAACGCAATGTAGAGCTTGCCACCGCAGTTGTCACCCTCATCCCCATTTCGGTCCAGGTTGTTGTCGCTGTGTTAACAAAAGCTGTGTAGTAAACCCGGTTGGCGGTTAGTCCTGCGTTTGTAGAAGCAGCAGCAGAAACCCCAAATGGATAGTAATACTGTCCGGTAATTGAGTTAAGGGAGAAACCACCGCTGCCTGCTGGTCCTTGCGGTCCAGTAGGACCTGTTGCTCCAGTAGCTCCAGTAGGGCCTTGAGGTCCAGCAGGTCCAACTGGGCCAGGTGTACCAGCACCTACTGCATCAAAATTACTTGTAAATGGATTGAACTTATAAGCCATAGTATTTAATTGTTCTGTACTGTGATACCAGATGTACCCCAACCTGTTCGTGGTACACCCGACTCATTGACTGTTACAACTCTACCGGGAGGACCTTGTGGTCCTGGTTTACCGATTGGACCAGGAGGACCTTGTGGTCCAGTTAAACCACGTGGGCCAGGTTCACCTTGAGGACCAGGTTCACCATCAGCCCCATCATAACCATCGTATCCAGGCTCACCTTGAGGGCCAATCATTGACACACCCATAGGCCATCCATCGGGACCTTTAGGACCGTAGATAGTCCAATGAACATGATCAATATAGAACTGACCTACATTACCTAGCGATGGTGATGGTGGTGTGATACCACTAAGTAAACCTAGTCCATCTTGACCATTCTTACCAGGTGCTCCAGTATCACCTTTATCTCCTTTAGGTCCTCTAGGTCCTTGTTCTCCTTGTTCACCAGGTGGACCTTGCTCTCCATCATAACCAGGTTCACCTGTTTCTCCAGGTGGTCCAGGTGGAGCATACTCAGGTACAAAGGATAGAACCCCGGTGATAGGATTTAATCTAAACATTAGGAGATACGAGTAACGCTAGTGAGATAACCACTACCATCATAATTCATATTGATAGTAGCTACAATTTGTCCGCTAGAGCCTCCGTTCCTATACACGACAGTGGTGGGATTACCGTTAGCATCGTTGGTAATCCCGATGTAGTCATGTTCAGGAACACTAAGGCCGGATTCGACTTGACGGGCGGAGAACCGTCCAGTCTTAATGTTCGCATCAGGCATGAAATAATTTACCAAGTAGTAGGCGGAACAGCCAGTGTGCCAGGTTGGCAGATAGAACCCTTTGGCGATAACTCAGTCAGAGTTTGACCATCTGGGTAAGCACGAATAAATGCAGCATCGTCATCAGTAGGCGTGCAGTAAAGAACTGCACTAACACTAGAGACTTTAGGATCAAAAGGATTAGCAGTAGCCATAATTAACCAATGATAGGTGCAGTGTATGTAGCCAAGTCAAGTGGGAAGTTGTGAGCATTACGTTCATGCATCACTTCAAA